TCTCCAGAAGAGAAGCTCCCATTCCCTGCATCCACGCTCTAGTACCACCAAGCTGCTCAAGGCCGATCTGCCAAGATAGTGCTAGGTCTCCAGTGAGAGAACCCTCTGGTTCCCCCGATGCCACATTGGGCATCTCATAGAGGGGAGGAAGTGTTGGGACTTCAAAAGCCGCCATTTAAATTACCACCCTCTTCTTTTCATCGCGTCTGGTGAATAATCTTTTCCTTCTCCTTTTCTAATCAATCCCCCTTGGAAGTTATGAGGCTCGTGAACCCCACCATAAAAAGGTCTCCCCGGAAAGGCTTCTTCAGCTTCTTCTTGGGTTTGCGGTCCCCTCGGGTCCATGCCAAACATTCGTCTCCAGTACTCTTCTCCATAGATCGGATCATACACAGTATAGGGAGCCTCATAGGGGTTGCCATACCACATGGAGGCTAATCCCGCACCAATCCGGCCCGGAGCATTTATTAATGTAGCTGGGATATCCCCCAAATAACCTGCAGTTAAAGCAGCCCATTCACGACCCGACCGAGGCATTCCTTCTGTCATCTTTCCTTTAATTCCAGAAATATCTTTTTGCAAGAGTTCATTTACAAGAGCCTCTCTAAAAGATTCTCTCTCTGTCCCGCCAAGACCTACTGCATTAACAATCTTACCAACACTTTTCATGGCCTCTTTGTAACGCTTAGAGCTTTTATCTTTACCAAGAGAGGTAACTAAGTCTTTTAACTCCTGCCCCTTCAATCTTGAAAGCGCGGTTTCCGCAAGAGAAGCAAAATCTTTCCCTTTAGGCTTCGGACTCTTAATCCCTTGAGATTCATAAACTGCTCTCCAAGCGGCATCTGCTCTACCTTGTTGCCTGACTACCAACCTAAGAGCCTCTGCGCCGCTTGTCATATTTCCTTCCTCATCCCAGTCTGGCGGATTCTTAGCAAGCTCAGTTCCTAGAGAATCGAGATGCTCTGATTCTAGCTCGGCTCTTTTAAGAAGAGCCTTATAAACATTTTCACCTTTTTTAAGTTCTCCAGCTTTCCTAGCAGTCTCCTTTTCAGCGGCCCCTGTATACATCAAAGCGCCAATCTGCTGTTGTCTTAACAGCCCTTGTGAAAGAGCGTCTAATCCTTTTGACCAGTTTATAGCCATTAAATAACTCCCATGTCAGGTGGGGCTTCCATTTCTGTAGGGATGCCCATTTTAGTAATAGCTTGTTCTTCTGGGTAGCCACCTTCTATAGCTGAAGCGGCCAAATCTTGCAGTCCTTGAGGGTTCATCTGAGAATCTCCCATCTCGCCATATTTAATAACCGCATGAATAAGAGCTTCTCCTTGATCCTGCTGCGCTATTTGTTCGCTTTGGCCTTTATATATTCCCTCGTTCTTGGCTAACTCAAACAAATCGTTTACTACATATGCCGCTAAGGAAAAAAGTAAATCTCTTGAAATGGGGTTGTCTCCTGCGTCAGAAGCCTTCACTTCCCTATTAACCATTCTTCCAGCGGTCTGACCAATAGTCTCATTAAGGTTAGACTGTCCCGACCTTAACCTCTCTACAACAGAATCATAACCTTCATCCCAAATAAAATCCTTAATGCCTCCCAAAAATATATCAACCTGCTTTGCTTCCTGATCGCTGGGTTCAATAAGGCCATCATCAACATCTTGCTCTATAGGGGCGGATGCACCCAAAAGACCTAGAGTTTCATCCTCAACAGTTCTGCCCGGTGGCCTTTCAAACCCTCTGACTGCATCTTTAATAGCCATTATGACAATCTCCTTTCACTTCCTCGCGTGATAAGACCAGCACCCGTGCCTAACCCAGAGGCTCTTGGCGCTCCAGTTTCAAACTGACGAGTGGAGGATCGACCAAAAACAGGCTCTCCAATTGACTGCTGCATCGCCGCCATTTGAGGCATTTGAGGAGCAGTAGTCGCAGCGCCTAAAGTTTGGCTCGGCATTAAGGAGGGATGGCTCTCCTTCCAGTCTGCAGGAAGGTTACCAGAAGGCGCTCCATAAGAATATTTAAGCTCCTCCATCTCTTTCGCAGCGTCTATGTTCATTTGTGCTAATTCTTTATTAGCCGCAAGAGTTTTATCCAATAATTTCTCTTCCATAGCAAGCTGCTTTTCTTCTTTATTATCTAAAAAGCCAGCAGCCATTTGCACTCCAGTAGAAAGCATATTCATCTTAGTCATATAGATGAGAGCATCTCCTGTGGTCATTCCGCTTGCAGGAGCATTATTCGCTGCAATCCACTTAGTAATATCAGCTGCAGAAGCTCCCGCTAATGATATACCTTGACTTGCGGCTAAAGCGTTTCTTGAGCCAACTACATAGTCTAGACTTGTACTAGCAGCGCCGCCAGTATAGGTTCCCAATCTCCCTCCGGCTTGCGCTGCCGCTAATCCTGTAGTCTGCGAAGAAGAAGAAGGAAGAAACAACCCACTGATCCCTTTGCCTATTACTCCTAAACCTTTAGAGAAATTGGCAACCCCGAAATCAAAGGCACCTGTAGCGCTAGAAGTAAATGCTCCAGCTGCCCCTCCCGCTCCTAGCATAGCAACACCAGCCCATACAGCAGCTGCAATTATCAGAGCCGGGCCAATCTTCTTGATTACTTTCTTTAATCCTTTGCCGATTTTCTTAACAGCCTTTCCAATTGATTTTACAACGCTACCCATAATTTACTCCTGTGGAAGCACGAAAGAATCCCCGATTCTAACTGCCCCCATCCTTTCATAAAGTGTTCGAGTTCTATCCTTGTCACCAATTCCTGAATTGATTCCCAGCATTATTTCTTTAACTCCGCGATTTTCTTTAGACCAAGATATAAATCTTCGCATCAATTTAGCCCCCCATCCTCTCCCTTTTTCTGTAACATAGAAAAATAAATCTGCCGCTTGCTTCTTTCTTGAGTACCATAGCTGATGAGTGACACCAATTAAAGCCCCTTCAATTTCTCCATCCAATTCAACAACGACAACAAAATGCTCCGCAGATAAAACGCATATCTGAATATTAGTTCTTAAAGTCTTGGGGTCTAATGGAACATTGTTGGAAATGGATTTAGTGTGGGCTTCCTTGACCACTCCCATTATCCCAGAGACATCCTTGCTCTCTGCTTTTCTAATCAATTATCCCTTCTGTCCAAGTTGGGGCCAGCCTCCTCCGCCTTTAATAAGATCAAGCATTCTCTTCCAATCATCATCCTTCGCTCCGGGAGCGGTGGCGATTTGCACAATCCAATCACCATACTTGCCCCAAGCGCCAAATGATTGAGCCATTAGTTCAAGCTTGTAGTTAAGAGCGCCCTGAAGCTTTGTGAGCATCCTATCATAAGCGTATTTATTAGCTTGAGCCTTTTGCTCGTTAGTCATCTGAGTGTTAAAGTAAAGATTATTTTGGAGCGCCTGAACTTCCGCAGTTGCAATTGGAATCGCAACATCCAGAATAGCATTCATAACAGATTCTTGTGCTAGTGAACTATTTACAATTCCTCTTTTCTGCATTTGCTGAAGAGCTTTTGTAGAAGCAGCCTGAAACAAAGGACTGTTCATATTGATGACTTCTTCTAACTTATTCGTTAAATCCATTTCATTCGTTAACGCAGCCATATCAAAAGCTTCTGTCTTTACATCTACAAACACAGTGCTAGTAGGATCAGTGAAATCTGTGGATGTAGTGGTGGCGGTCGTGGCGTCAGTTACTACGTCTGTAGGAGCGGTTTCAGTGGCGGTTTCAGTGGCGGTTGAAGTGACGGGTCCAGCACTGGCGGAAGAGCTTTTTTTCTTGACTGCTCCTCCTAATCCTCTTCCCTCTTTTTTACCATGCTCCCAGTAATGCATTGCGCCATATTCAGCGGGAGTAACACCTTTAGCTTCCCATTGTTTATAATCCTCTGCAAGGTCAGGGTATGCTTCCAGATACTCAGCATATACTGAGTCTGAAATCCCTGCGCTTCCTTGCGGGCCCGGGCCATAGGGCTTAGTTGGAGGCATCCCTCCTGCTCCGGCTTTTCCAGTATAGCCTGAGCTTGCTGTCTCCCCAATATCACCACCTTGCCTAAAATGGGGGGTGCCCTTGTAAGCGGCAACGGAGTATTGGTCCGCTGCCCAGCCCAGCTGTTGCGCTCGTGATTTCCACTCTGCGTAAGATTTTGCCATAATTTATCTCCTAACTCCTCTGGGTGTAAAATCTACAATAGCCCCTTGAAGAGTTATTGGCTTATCGTATACAGAACTGTTGCTAATAATTAATCCCATGTTCATTCCTATCCCGTTTATCTTAACCCTTTCAGATGCGACAACTGTTACTCCAGTGCTGCTATTACTTATATCAGCTTCCGACCATTGATCCGCTGTTACCGTCACCGAATAAGCGCTAGATATTGGAGACGTTTTCGGAGTAAATGTTCCACCAAAGTCATATGAAGGAGTCAATGTTAAAGTTGTTGAGGTATCGGCATTAACTTCTAACCCTAGTTCTCTAAATCTTTTTCGAGAACCCGGAGAATCATAATGATAATAAGCTGTCCTAACAAAAGAAGAAACAGTGCCGCCGTCAAAACTCGTTCCAGAATCTATTCTCCGAACATACCCGTCATCAAAGCCTCCATATAAAACCTCAAATCCATTGGAGTCTTCTGCAGACGCAAGACACTTAACCTGATGGTCCAAAGTAAAAGGCATTAACCCCTGATTCTTTTTATTTATAAAAGTCATCTCAACGCCAGTCTTATCGTCAAAATATAAACGATATTGATTCTTCCCTCTAACCCTCAGGGAGCCAATAGCGTTGTCTTTTTTAGTTTGGATATACGGGTCAATCTTATCTGAAGCAACAGCAGACTGGAAATCTCCAAAGTACTGAACAGTGAAGATAGAAGTAATCCCTCTATCATCCAAGAAGAATGTCTGGTCCATTTTTTGAAGAGTATAAGGAATCGCTCCAGAACCAGCATGGAACTTTCTCAACTCCCAATCAGCAGAGGAGGTGCCATACAACATATATGCATCATTCCTCGTGAAGATTGACATAACGTTATTAACTTCTGTAGAAAACCCACTAACATTATCACCTATTCCAAGTTCCGATGCTCCCGTGAGAGCGCTCCACTGATTGGGAGCGACTATACTGGAATGCTGAATAGACCCATTAGGGAAAGAATAGAATAAATGTTTTTGATGTGCCGCAATGTGATCTGGAGTATCAGGGTTCATTCCCGTATGGATTGGAATAAAGGTTGTCCCATCCCAAGAAAATCCCTTGCCAACTGTATTAACCCCGTACATCGTTATTCCAGTGGTCTCTCCACGGAAATTATAATTCGTCAATTCGTATTGACCACCAGCAGGTAATGACAAAGAGTACTGAGTACCATCTGCTGTGGCAACCGTAGTAGAAGTTGGTTCTGATGCCCCATTAACTAGAGCACGTTGAACACCACCAACATTTATTGGTTCGCTATCAGTCCAAGTTCCGCTATTATCTTTTATCGAGATAAAACCTGCCGCATCACTGCCAGCCAGCGATCCGCTATTAATTGTCACGCTGGTCACTGTAGCAGTCTTTCCTGAGGTTGCCCCTGTAATGGTATCTCCAACTTCTATCTCTATTGATCCCGTATCGAAAGCGAGGAGGGGCATACTCAAAGTTTCGTCGTCTACAAAGGTGCCGGTAATATTCGTTAGCACCATCACACCGGTGCCACCAGTACTCCAAGCGCCATAATAGGAGATTCCCATTAAATCTCCCTGAGCGCCTCCGGCCCCAACAATAGTAGTAGGAGTCCCAGAGTCTCCGGGAACTGGTTCTCCATTCGCAGCAGTACCATCAAAGTTTAATCCAGTCCCGAGATCAATTTCTGTCCATCCAGTAGAAGTTGATTTATACATCCCGGCACTAGCGCCACCGGATTTATTTCTAAAAGAATAAACATCGCCATTAAAAACCCAAACTCCTCGAACCGGTCCTTCTCCGGGAACAATAGTGATATTGCTTCGTTGGTCTTCTATAGCTGTCTGAAGTTCAGTTACAAGCGAGGCATCAGCATCAGCATCTCGTAGAACTGGAGGCCCATAAGAAAGTGCGGTTGCAAGAAGCCCCATTAACCCACCCTAAATACAGATAATTGACCGTAATGCATCTGGAAATTCTCAGACCCAGCATCTCCATGTTTTACTTGTGCTAACAAATCTGTATAAGTGGTGTGACCTGTAGTATCAATGATTCCAGAGGCCGATACCATGTTATCTAAAGTTGCCGCTACTCTTTGAACCGCGCAGTCATAACCGGGATATACTACACTTCCACCAGTATCTTGTGTTGCAATTCTGAACGTCCATATTACAGTGTCCGTTCCAGTTTGTGCAAAACTAATACCAAGATTGACCATGAAGAAACCTTTGTCATATATCCTGATTCTATCGTTAGCAAAATCAGCATCGGTTCCTACAGTTGTTGAAGACACGGTTCCAGTATCGTCTTCTGCATCGGCCCCTGTGCTTCCTGCATTCCAATCTATTGTCGTAGTTGTAGCGGTTGCGATTGCCTGACTTGCCGGTGTTCCCGCTTTAGCACATATAGTTGCATACCCACCCATTCCAGTTTCTACAAATTGCCTAATCATCTGGGCAGTAATAGCCCCTGTAGTATTATTAGCAAAACTAGTTCCTGTTAGAACTGATCTTTCTTTTCTTAAAGCTGTTGGTGTTCCCATTAACTAAACTCCACATTGAATGCAGCGCTAAAAGCGCTATCCTTATTTAAAAATAATAAAGTCTCTCCATCTTGAAGAGCCCCGCTTACCACAATAAAATATACGTATCCCTCTGCGGTTGAATTTGAAAAAGATCCAGCAGAAGAATCGCCAGTTACATCCTCAATACTTACCTGAAGTATGGAGCCAATAGCGCCGCTTGTTTCACCCTTTACCATATCTCCAGTTGCTGGTATCTGCATATCAAAAGCAGTATTAAACGCATTACTAAAAACAGAATCCCTAGAAGTTCCGATAGTGAAAGGGATTCTATAAAAAGTTATAGCTGATGGTAGTGTTTGCCCATCAAACCTTTCATATCCATCTAATCTTCTATATCGCCCTCTTACATCTACTTCAAAATTATCTGCTGCAACTAATTCACCAGGCCTCATAGACAATGCTGGCTCTACAATATTTAAACCACCCTCAAAAGGGAAGTAGTCAGACTCTAGCCCAGAAGGTTTAAGCTGACGCCTAGTTAATTTTGTCATTGTGGAACTACTGTAAAGTTATCTATATCCTGAGCCCTGGATAACCTTCTATTCTTTTGCCCGGCAAGCTGATCTGCTTCTAACTTATCTAGCAAATCCTCAAACTCAGCTAACGCTCCAGATAAAATCTCAGGAGCATCCTCATTCTCAGCATAATATATCTTAGCCCTTGCTGTTATAATCTTATGGAACCTGGAAGGAATTGGAGACTCACTAGCGTCAACACTCATTTCAGTAGGTGTTTTCCAGTATGCTGCAGATATTGCCGTTGTGTCGGCGGGAGTAGGGTACAAGTCTATAACATTATTAGGCTTAACAGAAAATACCTCTGGTGTATCTGAAGTTATTGAGCCAAGCTTATACTCTAGATTATAATCATCCCAATCCATATACTCTAGCTCTTGATATGAATCAGTTCCTTTAGCAAGAACAAAGGAGTCTAACTTCCAATTACCTAAATTAGATGGGGATGTTAAGGTAGAAACATCTGCAGTTGGAGTAAGAGTTACCTCAGTCCAAAGAAATCCCCAGTTAAACCACCTGCTTTGTATATCTACATCAGCTTCTTTTACATAGCGAACAACCGCATTCTCCTCTTCCGAAAGAGAACTTGAAGTAACATCAGATGGCCCAGTACCTGGTATACCTATATCCCTAGCCATATTTTGACATAAAACTAAATATGTACTCATATCAAATTTTTCACTATATCCTTATAAATGTCGTTTGGTTTTATATTAGCGGCGCACATTGCACCGCCAGTTTGTTCATCCCTACTACAGGTGTTAAATCCGTAATGCATTTTATGACAAGGAAAGCAAAAATTATCATAGTAATCCGGAGAAAAAGAAGTAGTATTCCTCCAGTGTTTAGATAAGTTTTCTTCAGAAGAGTGAG